TAAATAATGTTTATACTTGGATTTGTTTACGGTTGTGTAATAACCGCACTAATTGCATTTATTATAATCTATAAAATAACAGAAGATGATTAAAGACGAATACGAAATCCTTGCGTTTAACGACTTAAATATCGCTATGGGGTATCTGAGTACCATCAACAAGGTGTTAGACTCTCTAAGGGAAGATAAAAGCCCTCTACTGAGAGATGCAGAAGATGCATACATTGGAATAGTTATGTTCACTGAGAAGTACAGGCATCGTTTGGAAGATTTCTCATCCATAAGAGGTCAGATAGAAAAAGCCAGGAATAAGCATAGGACCTTAATCGCTAAAGAGCAGCAAGGTCAGGAGAAAATATCTGAACTAACCAAACAACTAGAAAACTCTAGGGAATTATGTTTAGATTTACAATATGATAATGAAAAACTCAAAGATTTTATCATTGAACTTCAAAAATAATTTATATATATATAGATAACCCCCTAAAGGGGTTATCATATAAATATATATAGTTACCTATATATATTAATACTTTAAAACTAAAAAATGAGTAATATTTTAAGATCAGGAAAGTATAAAGGTAAAAAGTGGACAGATGTCCAGACCTACGATAAAGGTTATATCGAATGGGTTAGAGAGAATAGACCTGAGATGTTAAAGCCTTTGAAAAAAAACAGTTTTAAACCAAAACCTCCTAGAGGGAGATGGTTCAGAGATCAAAAGTATTGAGCCAGAGGGGGCTAGTTCAAAAAATGAATCTCCCTATGATCCAAAGGAGATAAAGTAAAGTTTATTCCATTAGATAATAATACCATTGTTTATAGTGATATTCATACTATGAAAAATAAGCATAAGTATAAGCAATACTCTTCTAAAGTTCATAAAAATCAATAACTACGTACCGAAAAATAATTAAAAATCCTGAATAAAATGAAAGATGAAATAATAAATGCTCTCTTGCTATCAAAAGTATGTGATGAAGCATCTGAAAGAATTGGAAGATCCATACGTGGAGATAAGAGAGATCGTAGCCTTGTGTACTATCGTTCCGCAATTACAGTTTTATTTAGAGATGAGTATAAGATGACTTACGATTCTATCGGAAGTGAGATGGGTAAGAATCACGCAACAGTAATGAATTCATACAAGAAAGGTGTAGAATTAACTGAGCTTCAGTATTCCGACTTCCTGGAAATATCTAATGATGTTAAATTAATTACATCATATTGTGAAGTTAATATGGGTATACCTAGTGAACCTATCGGTTCTATTGTGGATCAAATGTATGATATGGTTCAAGAAAAAGTAAGCCAGTCGGATATATCAAAGACTGGAGCTAAGGTGATCATCTACAATTTAATTAGAAAAATTAAAGAAAATATTTTGTAGTATCAAATTTTGTGTTAAATTTGACTTATTAATAAACCATTTAAATAAATTAATTATGGCAACTAAAACAGAAAGCAATATATATAAGAAGATTTTTAATCTTCAATCCGAAATAGGAGCGATTAGCAAAAGTGCTAAAAACAAGTTCTTTGATTCAAGATACTTTGATATAAATTCATTAATAAAGCAATTACATCCTTTGTTGGTTAAGTATGAATTAGTATTACTTCAACCTTGTATTGATGGAGCTGTGAAGAGTATCATATCTGATATGGATGGTAACTCTATTGAGTCATCATTACAATTACCTACAGGCTTAGATGCTCAAAAGATCGGGTCAGCTATAACCTACTACAGAAGATATACCCTTACATCACTACTTAGCCTCCAGGCTGAAGATGATGATGGAAATAAAGCTTCTAACAAGGTTAATGTTCAAGCTGTGGATTTAACAACACCCAAACAACCTTTAACAAAAGAAACAGTTGAGAAAATGAAGTCAGCTATGACTGAAGGTAAAGAGGATAAAGTTAGAAGTGCTTTAAAAAAGTATGAGTTTACAAAAGAACAACTAACTGAAATCGGTCTGTAATGTTTGAGTCTGATGATGAATATTACGCTGACAGAGAGTTTTTAACTAATTCTTCGTTGAAGATGCTCCATAAGTCACCTACATTATTTTATATGTGGCTAAATAAAAAAGGAGAAAATTACAGCTCTAATGCTCTAGAAGTTGGAAAGGCGTTCCACGCCATTTCATTAGAAGATAAGGAAATATTCATCGGATATGAAGGCACACGTAGAGGGAAGGATTATATGTCATTCTGCGAACAAAACTCTGATAAGATAATTTTATCAAAGAAAGATGCAGATATGCTTTATCGTATGAATGAAACATTAAGAAAGTGTCCTGAAGCTTGTGAGCTTATGTATAATGGTGGAAAGGCTGAAGTCCCAGCTACAGGCGAATGGGATGGAATTAAGATCAAAGGTAAGGCTGACCTAGTTGTTGATGTTGACTTCTCTCCAGAGTTCTTGGTGGATGTCAAAACTACAGGTTCTGAGCTGTCTGACTTTAGCCGATCTGCTCCATATATGGGATACGATCAACAAGCTGCAATTTATTGTCAGCTTTTTGGAGTGACAAAGTTTTACTTTGTTGTAATAACTAAATCGTTCCCTTATGATATAGGGATATACGAATGTTCACCAGAGTTTATAGCGCGTGGTGCTAAAAAAGCACAACAAGCTATAGATAAGTATAAACAATTATTTATTGAAAATGAATTCAACCCTTACAGCGCAGCAGAGATTAAACTCCTTTGAAGAGTTTACACGTTCAGTAATAGAAGTAGCGTGTGAATACTCTATGGTTCATATTGATGAACTTTTAGGAGGATCAAAGAAGAAAGAGGTAACTAACTTACGTAGTGTTATATGTGTAATATTACGTGATTATGGTTACACCTATCAATCGATATCTGATACTCTTGACGTAAATGTCAAGATATCGCATACTTATTATCATTCACACGGTAATAGGATGGCAGACATTAATTACTCCAGGCTTTACAATCGTGTTAAAAACACGTTAACTGTAAACCTAGGACGTGCAGAAGATGATCTCAAATCAGAGGTCAAACAGTTAAAGGTATCAGTTTTACTCTTAGAAGAAAGGCTGAACCATATTTATGAAATGTTAACAACAGATTAAAATGGAAAAACGCAAGTATATAGCTCGTATTGACACAAAAGAAACTAAGTACGGAGAAATAATAAAAGTATCTTTAGGTCCTAATGATTTCAAGCTACTAACCGATGAAAGAAATGAAAAAGGTTGGGTTATGTTTGATTTGAAAAAAACCAAAGATGGCGGATACTATGGTGAAATAGCACCAAAGTTTGAACCCAAAGCTCAGGCAACCAATACAGTCAATGACGACTTATTTTAATTAAAGAGGGGGAGTAGTGTTTATACACGAAACCCCACTTTTAATTATGGAAGAGCCTAATATATATCATCATAAAGTAGAATATACCTGGTCTTTTAAACAAGGTAATGCAAAAGTGAATCATTATCGAAAGGGATATGCGATTTCCCAATACAATACCATTGAAGAACTTAATCTTGATAATGTTAATTATTCTATGGCCATTAAAAGATACGGTCTAGTTGGAAGAAAGTTTTTTAATTTCCAGGTAACCAAAATATATGATAGTAAGATTGTAGGAAAAGTAAACAAATAACCCCCAAATTAAAATGAAGGATTTTATATACACCCTTGACAGGTTAGAAAGTCAACTGCGCAATATGCGTACAACAGGAGTAAGAAAAGGCGAATGGGTCGGCTTTGATTCTCTATTCGATAAGTTTTCAGTAAAAAGAGGTTCGACAACCTATATTTATGCTGGAGCGCATCAAGGCAAATCTCAATTTGCTTTTGAAATAATGATGAACCTTGCAGAGTTTGAAGGTTGGAAGTGGGCAGTGTACACTCCCGAAACTGGAAGCCCAGCAGAAGTGTATGCAGAGTTAGCCTGGTGCTATCTTCGTAAACCATTTCTTATTAATGATAAAATTAACGCTACAGATTTAGAAGCTGAGAAAGCTATGAATTTTTTAAAGGAACACTTTTATGTTATCGACTCAGGTCTTAAAGATTTAACCATTGAAGGTTTCTATACTTCTGTAGAAGAGATTGAATCAAGAGGAATAAAAATTGATGGATGCCTGGTGGACCCATTTACAGAAATTAAGACAGACGTGAATACCGGTGTTCGTGATGATATAGCAATTGGAAATATCTTGACACGAGTGCGTAAGCACTCTAGTGATAAAGACTACCATACAATTGTAACTGTACATACAAAGCATCAACAAGCTAAGTATAAGAGTGGAGTACCTTATGTCGATGTACCGACAATGAACGATATTGCAGGAGGTATGCAGTGGTCACGAAAAGGTATGATGATAGTAAACGTATGGAGATGTCCATATGGTTTAGAAGATGAGAAAGGTATACCTTATGAACCTAATCAGGTTAAGATTAGTGTAGTTAAGGCAAAGCCTAAAGCTGTTGGAAATGTAGGATCATTATATATGTACTATGATAAGATTACCAACAGATACTATGTTGACGATGGAGGTGATAAAGTTTACTCTCACGCTCGTCATAAAGAAGCAAATCCAGTAAAACAAAAAAACCTTGAATTCTAATGAGAGACAAATTTATTAGGATAGCCCTTGCTCTTTTACGTAAAGACTATCCATTCTACCCTCAGCGTTTAGCAGTTGCAGCACGTATGTATCGATCCTGGATAGATCGGAAACCAATACTTAATGAAGATGATATTAACAATATTATATGAATAAAACAAGATCGCTGAAAAGAACAGTGGATGAATGGCGAAAGAATTGGCTTTACGCTCTCTGTATGTACCTTGAAAATAATTATGAAAAAATCAAAGAAACAAAAGTCTTATCTCACGAAAGAGTACGAGTCAATGACGAAGAATATAAAGTGGACATCAACGACTACACTGGGAGCGATGTCAATTACATATTTTTTAACGTCTCTAACGGAAGATTAGTAATTCAGAAGGGTAAACGACTAACAATTGAAAAATTTGATGTTGAGGTTGTTTAACGTATATTTATAACGTGGAAAAAGATTTTGGTATATCTGTACTGCGCGAAGCTTTAAAATCTCGCGGATATGCAATTCAAGAACACCCAGAAGATTTTTCTCTAGATATCGCAGCTGAACGTAATGGTTTTGTAGAGTTTTTCCTAGTCGATGAAAATAAAGACTTAGTATGGAATAGCCGAGAAGATTACCAGGAAGAAACTGTATCATTTAAATCTTTAGACGAAGAAACTCGTAGCGATAGTTTTTGGTATGCAATTGTATGCACGTCAACAAAGTCTTTTATTATATCACATAGTTCACAAATATATAAAGAAAAATATATTAATGAAGATGTGTATACACTACCAAACGATAAATGTTTTATTATAAATTATAAAGAATTTGCAAATGGCAGCTCCTAAATATTATATTGGTCGTTATAAAAAGATTCACGCTATGGATGTAGTCCTGGACTTTCAGGAAGACTCTTACAACATTGGCGTAGCTATAGCATATCTACTTCGGGCTGGGCGTAAGATGAACAACCCCAAAGAAGACGATATAGAAAAAGCAATAATACATTTACAACAAGAGCTTCTTCATATAAGTAAAAAAAGGAATAGTGATCAGTAAAGAAAAGGATTTGTTTGAATTTTTAAAAGTTAGGTACATTCCTGACCTTACAGATTCTGACGATAAATTTTCAAAATACGATTGTTATTCAGAAGAGTTAAAATTAGACATAGAACTAAAATGTCGAAAGACTCACTATGATGATTTACTTATAGAGAAGGCTAAATATGATTACCTGGTTTCTCGTGCAGCGAGATTTAATACAAGAGCTTTTTACATAAACTCCACACCTGATGGTGTATACGCTTTTAACCTATCTAGCCTTCCAGAGCCTGAGTGGGAAGATAGGATGATGCCTAAGACATCACATTTCTCCAATAGAAATAAGGTGATTAAAGAAGTTGGATATATAAACATATCAAAATCAAGAAAAATATATGAAGGAATATGAAAAAGAAATTACTCTTACGCTTGGAAAACCTCCTAGCCTCAATAAATTCTATGCCGGTAGACATTGGACTGTTAGAAAGCGATTGGCAGACGACTATAAAAGGATGGTTAAAGATGCTCTTGATACTTTTGATCCGCTTACCATTTCTCGTTTTGAGTTACGTGTTAGCTATAACAGCAGGTTCGATTGTGATAATAGCATTCTTTGTTGCAAGTTTGTTGCTGACTCCCTCGTTGAGAAAGGCTACGTGGCTGATGATTCGCCAAAATATTATCGTAAGCTGGTCATACTTTATGACCCTGATCTCCCGAAAGAAACATATAAAATAATAATTAGATATTATGAATAGCGAAATATTGTATTTTACTAATAGAGGTGTTAAAAGAAGGATAGATGAGCTTCAGCGAGAAATGGCTTCAATTTTTGCTAACACAGGTAGAGACTCTACTAACGATGAGATGCGACAAGCTTATCGTAAAGAGCAAGAGCTTATGGACAAAATAAAAGACTTTGATCCTAATTATGAAAAATTAATACGCCCTTATGGGAGAAAGAATTATTGATGATATTATTGCTAATCAAAAAATTGATATTTACCTGGCTGTAAAAGATATAGTAAAAAAGAAAAAAACTGTTACTATGTTTGGAATAAGCCGTATAACGAAATTGTCTCCTAGTTATATATGGACAAAATTTGGACTAACTGGGGATCTTATGCGCATAATTAATAATGCTGAAGAAGAAAATAAAATACGACAAAGACCTGATAGAAAAGGAGTGTCTACAGTCAAAGAAAAACGGGAGGATAAGCGAGCAATTAGGTAGGTTTATTCTTGATCGTTGTGATGATGTTGCTGGGGCTTACTTCGATACTAGAGGCGATAAAGAGCTATACCAATCATTGGTAGATGAAGCCGTACTACGCATATGTGAAAAATTTCTGCATTATTATATAGAAGGAAAGTGTGGAGCAAATCTCATTATAACTATGGCTAAATCCACAATGCTAAATAAAATAAAATCTTTAGGTTGGTCAGATATATATGGAGAGAAACAGAAATCTTATATAGAAATATTTGAAGATGGAGCCTGGGTTCGTAAATTAGAAAAGTTAAAAAAAGACGATAACATAAGTCAATCACTATAATGGAAACAATTTTATTAATTATATCAGCTGGCTTCTTGGGAGCTGGTTTATTTATATTTGAACCCTATATGGAATTAATAGGTAAGTATGCTAATTTCAAGCCATTTAACTGTGTGTTTTGTTTCACATTTTGGGTTTGCACAATTACTTTCTACTTTATTGATTTTCCTGTATATTACAGCATTATCTCTGCTGTCCTTGCTGAACTAACTTATCGTAAGTTGGTCAACTATGGAGAGTGATAATAAAGACATCGATTTTTGTTTCCTTTATTGGGACGATGTTTGCCACAATTCTATTAATAATAAAAAAAAGAAAGAAAATGCCTATTCCAAACCCTAAAGGAAATGAAACCAGAAAAGAATATGTTGATCGATGTATGGTTGTTGACAATATGTTAAAAGAATATCCAGACGATAAGAAAAGATATGCTGTATGTACAGTTGAATGGACTAAGTCAATTAAAGGATAAACAAAAAGGAGGCCCCCCAGCCTCCTTTTCTAACAAACCTAAAATGCATAAACTATATCTAATTCAGATAACAGATTTTATAATACGTTTCAAATATAACAATAATAATATAATAAGCAAAGACCACAGTAAAATAACTTCTTTACCTTTCTTCTTAGAATAAACTATTTTATCCACCTTTATCTCTTTAGTGAAGAATATTGTATCTTGCGGACAAACCGCATCTACAATTATAGTGTCATTTATTCTAATAATCCTTAAAGAAACATTATCCTTAATGGTATTTATGGTGTCGTACTTATTGCTTACGATTGTGTCCCTTAGTATTCTTTCTTTTGTTGTTAATACTGTATCTACTCTTACAACCTGCTTTTGAAGAATCGTTGGGTCCTTTGCAATCGCACGCTTTAGGTGAAAATTCGCACCACAAGATGTCAGTATTACGCATAGGCTAAGAACCGCAAGCTTCACAATCATCTGGGTTTTCAATATTACAAGTTGGTTGAGGAACATCTTCTAAGTCGTTAATCCAGTTATCAAAAGTTGATGTATTTTGTTTTGCCATTTTGTTTGATTGCTTTTAAAATTTGCTTACGGTTATTATCCTTATTAAAACTAACGTGTACCCAAGAAGGGTTTTCATCAGTGTCTCCAAATTCCCAAATTAGTTGATCCCACACCAGGTTATCTTTAATATAATTAAAAACCTCTGCGTTTCTTGATCCAAGATCAATATCACTAGCAGCTCCTTTTAAAGCGCAATGTTGTGAAGTGCCACTACCACCAATAGCAGTGTTTAATTTTATAGACCTAAACCCAGAGCTTATAGTAATAGGACCTAAAGCATCTCTTAATGGTTGAAGTACGTTATCACATAAGATACGTAAATTTTCTATCTGAGGGTCATTAGGAGTGTTCTCAATGCCTTTCTTTGTAGCTGTATAGCTACGTGTCATCTCATTGAGAGAAAAGTTCTTAGAAAGCTTCATTTGTTATTTATAAAGTTAACTCCTTCTACGGTAGCCTCAAGAAGTCCTCGTTCATACTCTAGTTGTTTCTCTATATCTATTAGTCTATCTTCTAGCTCATTAATTACTTTTACCTTTTTGTCTAGCCTGTCGTGTACAATACTTAATTCATTCTTAACTGATGTAAACTCACTAAACACTCCACCTGCCGTAAACACAGCAATGACAAACCACAAGATGATTTGCCAGTTTTTGATTATAAAACCATTATTTGAAGACTTCATATTAATTTATCTTCTAGAGTTCTCGAAGAGGCGGCTCTCCATCCTATCCATTTGCCTCTTAATGTCACTGATATCGGCCTTCGTTTCAATTATTGCATTTTCGATGATCTCTGTTTGCAACTCAAATTGTTCAGCAGTTACAGGAGGTTCGGGTAGCTCTTTAGCCAATTCTATATCTTGTTTGATCATTGTATACCCAGAGGCGGCTACCGCCACAGTCATAGCTACAGCGATTAAACTTTTAACGCTAAGCCCAAGTACAGTGTCTTCGCCAAGCTCGTCTAATCTATCTATAGCAGATTTCTTATTCATTTCTTTCCTGCGAATTTTTCTATTCCTGAAACGCTAAAACTACCAAGTGTGATAAAAACAAAACTGTTATAAACAAACTCATTTATCACTAAATCTTTACCAATCCATCCTGTCACAATATCTGCAACAGCAAAAATTACCATTACTGCAAAACTCATAAAACCAATAACGCTCTTCTCTGAGATGTCGTTATTATCCTTAAATATATTGAAGAAAGACATACCTTTTTTAAGATAATATACAAAAGACAGGGCCACCATAAGGTAGCCCTATCCAACCAAAACAATAAAATATTATGTATTTTTTAAAAAAAACTACCCAATATTCTCTTCAGAATCTTCCTTCACAACAAATTCTCCGCTTTCAAGATTTAGTTCACCATCTCCAAATTCTTTAGAAATTTCCTTCATAAGATCTTGAATAGACGTATTCGTTTCGCGAATAGAAGTGACTAATTCTTCTTTACGATTTTTAATATCTTCTTCTGTGAGATATAAGCCTCCTAGCTCTAGTTGGCTTTGTTGTTGTTTTGCTCGCAACTCACGAGCTTGCTTTAATTGTTCTTCAGAAACTTTACTCATAATTTATAAATTTACTTAAGGATATAAATATACAAACTATTTACTTATTGTTCTACAGTAAGAGTTACTGAAGTTGGTGTAATTTGTAAATCTATTTGAGATTGTATGTTATCTTCTAAAGATGTAACCTGGTCTGTACCCATAGCTTCTTTAGTCCAAGCTACTATGTCAGAATTAGTAAGGTCAGCAAAAGGTGTGAAGTTAGTTATATCATCTGTACTTAACGCCTGCGTGCCAATACTTGTTGCTGTGTAAGCATTACCATCAGGATCTAAAGTATCTGATGTTCCTGTTACTATCCAATGCACGTTATAAACTAGATCTGTGTAGCTTTGGTCAGTAGGGTAACAGTCTACTGTTCTGCAATTCCAATCGTATGTTGTTGCCATTATTTATTTATTTATTTATATTGATGTTGTTTGTAATTCTCCATCGTCACTTACAGTAACTTTGTAAGTTGATCCATTAGGAGATACTAATATTAAACCTTTACCAGCAGCGTATAATTGTAAGTCGCCACCATCGTCTATAGATAGTTGAGTTGTTTCTGTTCCACTATCTGAAACCTTACCCATCCTAAGCTCGGTTTGTTTACTTTGGATAAACTTGAGTCTTTGATTTGCTGCTGATCCAGTAGCGTTCATTAACAGAGTTCCTTGAACAGATCCTTCTAATACTAGTCTTCCTATATTTCCAGAACCTTTAGCGTGAAGCATAACACCTCCAAAAGCAGTTCCATTTACTGTACCTGGAGTTGTTATTCCAATTCCTACGCTGCCGCCGTTTCTAATACGCATTAAAGAAGAACCAGCAGTGTTTAAAAAAGAAAAATCCCCATCAGATTCCATTTTTATTTTAGGATGACCTGAAGATGCTGATGTGTTAAAAGATATGTACGCTTGATTTGCTGATAAATGAATATTACCTGAACTATCAATACGCATTTTTTCTGAAAGTCCTGTTGATGTTCCTGTGTGAAATGCCAATCCTGCTTGTCCTTGAAAACTGCTATCATTTACACTTCTTATTTTACTAACAACACCTACACCATCACCGCTTGGGTCTGATTGATACCAGTCAAGGTCTCCTAATGTTTGGTCTGTGCCTAAAGATGTATCTGTATTATATAGTTGTATTGTAGGAACTGAGCTATTTCTTACCTGAACAACCCCTGCGCCATCTACTAAGAATAATGTTGAGTCTGCATTATTTGCAACTAAGAAAGAATCATCGTTTGATGAATTACCAGCTTTAATTTTAACACCATCGCCTGTTCCACCATTGACTTCCAAAGGAAAAGATGGAGCAGTAGTTCCAATTCCGACTAGACCAGTATCTCTATCCATAGCAATAAAATTGTTGCTATTATCATCTGTAAACTTTAAGATGTTACTTGCAATATCGTGTGTTAAATAAAACTCACTTCCACCAGTAGAATCAGGGTTTTCATCAAAAGTTAAATAAGGAGATGTACCAGTTTTACCTATTTTAACACTACCTCTTACGTC